TACGGCTCAGAATATTCATTTGACTATTTAGGTGAACCGCATACAGTTGATTTATCCCAAGTAGAAAATAAAGAATTAAAAGAGGAATTATTTAAAAACCGTGTAAACGAATTCACATTCCAGCTTCCAAAATCAAAAAATACAGTTACTTTTAAACTTTTAACCCATAAAGACGAACAAAACATAAATCGTGAGTTAGAAGGACTTAAAAAAATCAACAAAGATGCTTCCCCTGAACTTTCTACTCGCTTAAAATACCTTATTACTTCAGTGGAGGGAAGCAGAGAAACTAAAGATATTCGAGAGTTTGTTGATAATTACCTCCTAGCCCAAGATTCCAGAGCTCTAAGAGAATACATTAGAGAAGTTCAACCAGATGTTGATCTAACTTTTTTTCCCGACGGGAGTTCAAATCGAATCAGTATCCCAGTTGGGGTTAACTTTTTTTGGCCTGACATTTGATACAGCCACTGAAACAAGAGCAGCTATATTTAAACAAATACATCAAATTGTTTTTCATGGTAAAGGAGGATATGATTGGCATACTGTTTACAATATGCCAATCTGGCTTCGACGTTTTACTTTTATTGAAATTCAAAAATTCTATCAAGAAGAAAAAGATGCAGTCGAAAACCAAGGAAAATCAGGCTCTAAAACTGTAGTTGCAGCTGATGGAAAAATTATAGCCCCAGAATATCTTTCCCAAGCTAAAAAACCAGCAAAATACAGTTAAAAACATCAAATTTTCATATTTATAACAAAATATTTAGATGGCTGAACAAGATCCTAAAGAAATAGAAAAACAGTTTAAACGCTTACAAACCTTAGCAGCTACATTAAGAAAAGATTTATCTTCATTTAATCTTTCAGCTTTAAGGAATGATTCTGCTCTTATAGGGGAATTACTTGAAAAGTGGGAACAAGAACTCCGTGACTCAACAGCAAGTTTAGATTCATTGTCTTCTTCATTCCAGGATATTGTTAGAGATATTTCTAAAGGTAATAAAGGTTTAAATGATACTAAAAATTCATTTAATAAACTTACCAGTTTAGCCCAAGATTTACAAGCCCATCAAAGAGGCATTAATCAGTTATCTAAAAAACAATTAGAATCTATTGGAAAACAAGCTGAAAAAGAAAAATTAAAACTTGAAATAGCCTATAATACTTTAGAACAAGAAAAACAAGCTATAATAGCAGCTAGGAAAAGAGGACAATTTAACCCCAAACAATTAGAACAACTTAAAAAGATCAAATCATCTCAAGAAGAGATTAAAGGAACAATAACTGGACAAAACTCAGCATTTGAAGATTTACTCACAAATGCTAATAATTTTCTTGAAATTGAAAATCAAATAGATAAACAAACTGGTATTTTAGGTGGTTTATTTAGTGGATTAGGAAAAGCATTTCCTGACATGGCTGATAAATTAGGTTTAGATAAAGTTCAAGCCAAGATGAGAGAAATGGCTGAAGAAAATATCAAAAACCAACAAAAAGAAAGAGATTTAACAGCTGAAATAAACGAAAAAAGGGGAAATCTTAGTGATAAACAAATTAAAGCTGGTTTTGGTGGTAAAGAATTAAAAGATCTTTTTGCCCAAAAAGAAGCTCTTTCTGCTTCTAATGTTGCCGCTTCCGGCCTCTCAGGCAAATTTAAAATGTTAGGGGGTGCTGCTAAAGTGTTTGGCACAGAACTTAAAGCAGCTTTAGGCCCTATAGCACTTATAGAATTTGCCATCACAGAATTAATAGCAGCACTTAAAATAGTTGACTCAGGAGCAGGAGACATGGCTAAGTCCATGAATATGACCTACGGGGAAGCTTTAGCTACCCGTAGAGAATTTGGAATGCTAAACTAAATGAAAAAGATCTAATTACTGCTACAAAGTTACGTGAACAAGCAGGTTATACTAATGATCAATTAGTAGAGTTAAATAAACTTTCCTCAATAAATGGTAAATCTTTAGAACAAAATACAAAAGAAATACTTGGAGGAGCCAAAGCATATGCCTCTCGTAAAGGTTTAGTTATTAATGAAAAGCAAGTATTAGACGATGTAGTTAAATCATCAGCCTCTTTAAAATTATCTTTAGGTGGAAGCGCAGATGCACTCGCTAAATCAGCTGTTCAAGCGCGTGCAGTTGGTTTAAACCTTGAACAAGCAGCAGCTATTGCAGATAGTTTACTTCAATTTGAATCTTCCATTGAAAATGAGCTAAGTGCAGAACTTTTAACCGGAAAAGATTTAAATTTTGAAAAAGCAAGAACATTAGCTTTAAACAATGATATAGCAGGTGCTGCAGAAGAAATAGCAAACCAAGTTGGCTCCTCAGCTGACTTTGCTAAAATGAATGCTATTCAACAAGAGGCAATTGCAAAAGCCGCAGGTTTAACCAAAGACCAATTAGCTCAGTCCTTAATGGATAGAGAAGCATTACAAAAACTTTCAAGTGTTGAAGGTAAAGATGCTAAAGAAAAATTCGATAATTTAGTTAAACAAGTAGGGATGGAAGAAGCTAAAAAACGTTTAGGAAACGAACAATTAGCTAATCAATTCCAACAACAATCTGTTCAAGAACGTTTTAACCAATCAGTAGAAAAATTAAAAGAATTATTTATTCAAGTAGCTGAACCAATCTTAGCAATTGTTTCTCCATTAATGAATCTTATTTCAACAATTTTACCAGCTATTAACTTTTTATTACAACCTTTAATTGTAGGATTTCAAACTATAGCAGGATGGGTTACATCATTGATAGATGGGCTTAAAAAAGGACAACCTTTAGCAATAGCTCTAGCTGGAGCTATTGGATTAATAGCTCTTCCCGCAATAACCTCAGCAATTGGTGCTATATTTTCTACATTTGCTCAAATTCCATTTGGGATAGGTATCCCTTTAGCTATAGCATCAGTTGTAGGGTTAATGAGTATGTTAACTCAAGGGCAATCTAAAGCTAAGCAAGGAAATGATATCATGTCCCCTGGAACTGGGGGTAGTGGTTACGGTTCTCGAACATTGTTTGGACCAGAAGGAGCAATTCAATTAAATAACAAAGACACAGTAATAGCAGGAACGAATTTATTTGATAAAGCAGATGATATGATGTCTGCCCCAAAAGGTGCTTTACAAGTAAGTAACAAAACTACTCCTCCTCCTCCTGCACCGGATTCAAACGCTTTATTGGTAGCTGAAATGAAACGTGGAAATGATCAAAGAGCAGAACAAATCAAACTCCAAAAACGAGATACATCTGTATCAACAATTCGAGTTCAATAATATTTATAATAAAACAAATAATGGGACTATTAGACAAATTAACAACAGAGGGATCCAATTTGAGCCAATTTGATGGTTCAACCCCACCAGTAACTAATCAGGATACAGCAGAATCAAAACTACATTATTCTTATTCAATTAATGGTAATCCAAACCTACCAGGTTTTCCAACACCATCACAATTAGATTTGAATGGTGTAACCCCACCAAAGTATTCAGATAATTTACCAGGATAAAATATAAATGGGTCTTTTAATCAAATTAAAGAATGGGGACACCTCACTTAAATCCCTTAAATTTGGTCATGATAGACCAGGTGGGGGAGATAGTGGGCAACCTTATATTCAAAATCCAATTGATAAGCCCGATACCCCAACATTAAATAGTGATTTTTTATTACGTGGAGGTATATCAGCACCTTTAAATGCTGCTGAGGATATAACTCGTCTAACAAAATATTTTTTTGACTTTAAAAACCCAAAAGGACTTTTATTCACAGCAAAACAGAATTTACTTTCTCGAACAGGAACAAAAACAGAAGCTTCAAAAGGAACCGGTTACGGCGGTGGAAATGTAAATGAAGGTATTTATACTCCTTTATCTACACTACTTCAAGCTAATGAAGGATATTTAGGTGGACATTTAAATAAACAAGGTTTAGATCCAACAGGAGCCTTCCCTAATTTATCTATCAATAAATATCAAGACATAATTAAACAAAACCAATTAGTTGGAGAGTTTGATAAAGAAAGTAATAGATTAACAGCATTAACTAATGCTGTATTGCAAAAGAAAAGTATAAGTAATTTTGGGTTTGTAAAAAATTATAACCTAAACGTCAATAATAATATTATAACGTATAGTGGTGGATCAGATTCAACAGTTGGTGTTGGTAATACTAATATAAAATTTGCAACAAACAATGCTGGATTTAAAATAGATTCAATTACTCCAAAATCAAAAAATTATTTAATTGGAAAACCCATTGATCAAATAGATGAAACTCAATGGAAAATTCCAATAAATGCTACATTAGCTTTTAATTCTTCCTCAACAGCAGATTTTATCCAAATAGAATCAACCCAACAAAACCCAACATACTTAACTCCCGGTGTTATTTCCTATCAATACAATTTTAACCCTAGTGTTTATGATCCTGGAACTTTAAACCCTAAAAATGGATTAGATGAGTATTTAACTCGAAAAGACACAGAAATAAACCCAGTAACTAGAAATAAGGATGAGGCTGAAACTGCATATTTTTCTCCAATTAATGAAAAACTAACAGAATATGGAAGACAATATGTTCAAGAATCTTCATATCAAATCGATTCTGGATATTTTGAAGCAACTAATTATAACAGTAATACACCTTTAGGAAGATACTCATCTAAACAAACATTACTTGCTGACCCTCGATTGACAGGCTCCCAAGCTGACCCATCTAGTGATATAGAAAAACCGAAAATTCTTAACGCTGGTGCTCAAGGTTATTTAGCAAATTTAAATAAAAATGCAGGTCCTTATTTAGATGATAATGGCAACACAATAAATAAAGGGTACAATCCTGATAGAGTTGGAGGTAGAGGAATAGCAAATGATTTTAGACAAGTTAATAGGGATGTAAGAGGTTTTTTTGATCCTCCATCTTCATATGATTATATTACTAAAGAATCTGGGAGTGATTATAGTGAAAATGGCCCTTTACCTACTCTTGATAGAATATATTATAAAGCAGGAGCATTTAAAAGAACATCAACAGCTTTAAATTCCCCTGATGCTGCAACAGATATCATTCCTTTTAGAATTACCATAGTAGACCCTAGAAACCCCAAAAATAAATCAACAGAATTAAATTTTAGAGCTTACATTGATTCATTTTCAGATACCTACAACAATGAATGGAAATCTCAAACATATATAGGTCGAGCAGAAAAACAATACAAATATAATTCATTTGATAGAAGTATTTCTTTTGGATTTACTATTGTAGCTGATAACTCAGCTAATTTATCTAAAATGTATGAACAATTAAATACATTAGCAGCATCAATTGCCCCAACGTATACAAGTCAAGGTTATATGACTGGAAATTTACACCGTTTAACTTTAGGAAATTATTTATCTGAACAATGGGGTATAATGAATGGTGGATTTACATATGAAATAACAGATGAAACCCCTTGGCAGATTTCAGAAGGAAATCAACTTCCCTTGTATATTAAAGTAACAGGTATTAACTTTACAGTAATCCATAATTTTAGACCAGAATCTCAATTTAATACAACCCATCAATTCATTAACCAAAAATAATTTATGGCACGTTATTCAGCTATACCAATAATACAAACACCTGAAAATCTTAAAAGAAGGTATATTAATGTGAAATATCCCGAAATTCCCCGTGATTTTTCAGATATTTATGTGTATACTACAAGAGGTGATAGATATGATTTGTTAGCTTTATCATATTATAATAACGCTTCTTTATGGTGGATAATAGCTCAAGCAAATATAAATAACACAACCCCTGATTCTTTATTCCCAAATGTTGGAGAACAAATTAGAATCCCAGGATCATCAAGAGTATCCACTATATTAGGTGAATATGAGACTTTAAATACGTAAAATGTTATGGCAAATATTATTGGAGAACCATTAGCTTCATATGTTTATAATCAAATAAAAACCAGACAGAAAATCCACGGCTCTGGAACACCTAATAACCCTCGTACACCAGAATACATATCATATCTAAATTCAAAAACAGCATGGGTTAAAATGGCATCTGGTGTTTTAGTTACAAAAGATCGCTTATTAAGTGAAACTGACTCAGCTGGAAAATCTATTAGTTATTCAGGATATGAATGGGATGGATTAGCTAAAAATTTTATTTTATTTAGTGGAGTTTCTCATCTTATTGATGGAAAACTTACTCCTAGAGGAACGTATGAAGGTGCTAATAACATATACGATTGGGATAAAGGAACATATAATATTAATCCATTTACTACATCAAACGATGTAACTGGAGAATTTGGTTTAGCTCCGATGCCTGGAATCGAAAGTGTTGATGTTAAATGCTTAAATAGAGGTTCCACCAAAAATGTCTCAGTTAAAGTAAAATGTTATACCCCCGAACAATTTAAAATTATAGATTTACTTTATTTAAGAATAGGATATACTATGTTTATAGAGTGGGGATGGGCTCCATATATGGAAGATAGTGAAACTCTTGTTCATGATTATTCTACTTTAATTGAACAAAGTGAAAATCAAGGATTTCTCCATCATTCTTATTGGAAAAACAAATCTTATATTGATTTTTCTAAAAGAATTGAAAAAGTTAGAGCAAAACATAGAGGAAATTATGATGGTCTTTTATGTAAAGTAACTAATTTTAGTTGGACTTTTACTCAAGATGGATCATACGATATTGATATTCAACTTATAAGTTTAGGGGATGTTGTTGAATCACTTAAAACTAACATTACCCCATCATATAAAACTTCTAAAGATATTACCACAGCGTATAAATTATTTAATGATGATTATAGTCAAGAAGAATCTCAAGATTCTCCTCCTTCCCCAGTAAACAATATTATTTCAGCATATTTTTTCCTCCAAAAATTAATCACATACCAAAATGGCCAAGACGGGAATAATAAATATTGGATAGAAAGACAAATTCCTATTAAAGTAAATGGAGAATCTCTTGATTTATGTAGTATTTTTGTAAAAGATCCAAATTCTAAACTAGAACCATTTTCTCAAATAGAATATGTAGAATTTGATGATGATGGAGGCACTGATTTTACCCAATGGTTAAAAGAAAATTATTCAAATGCTACAAGAGTAACTAATCTGGATACAGCAACTTCCCCTGGAACATATTACACAGTTAATGATGAAAGTAGTATTACTGTTAAAAGTATTATTGATTTAAATTCACTTGATACCCAAAACCAACAAAAATCAGATATAGTATATTTTAATTATAACAATCAAGAAGATGATGAAGATAAAGTGAATGATGAGGGTTTTTATATTCGATTCGGGCATTTACTTGATTTTCTTAAAGAACGTGTTATACCTAGAATTGACGGAACATCTCACCCAATGGGAGAAGCTCCTATTTTAGATATAGACTCTGGACAATGGAGTAATAAAATGTATACTTTTCCTTATCAAGTATCTTTAGATCCTAGAGTTTGTATAGTACATACAAAAGAAAAAGTTAATTCAAAGGAATATTATACTTCATTACCTGTTTGGAAAAATGAAAAAAAAGGATATGCTTATCCTATGAACATATATTTAAGTTTTAATAAAATAAATGACATTATTTCTTCTAATTTAGATGACAAAGGTAATTTAGCTTTATTTGATTTTTTATCTTCTATATGTACTGAAATAAATAAAGCTTTAGGAGGATTAAACAATTTAGAACCTATAATAGATGAAGTCACTAATACTTTAAAAATCATAGATGGAAGTTACTCCCCTAAATTTAACAAACCAGAATATGCTTTAGAATTATTTGGATATAATTCCAACAATCCCGTCCAAGCTAATACAACAGTTTCTAATTTTGTTAGAGATTTTAGTATTAAAACTGAAATTACAAATGACTTCGCTACAATGGCAACAGTCGGTTCAACAGCTGGAGGATATGTTAAAGGAACAGAAAATACAATGTTTTCTAAATGGAATAAAGGTTTAATAGATAGATTCAAACAAGAACTCATCCCAGCTGATAAAAACTCTAGAAAAAAAGAAGGAGAAACACCTGAACCAAACGTAATGTATGTTGAAGAGTTTTGGAATAAAAAATATAGTGCTTTTGGTTTAACAATCCCAATTGATATCCCTAATGATATTTGGACAGGAGACCAACCCTCACTTTTACCAGAAATGATAGACCGTAATATTTCAGTTGTTACAGAATTTTACAAATATTGCCAATCTGAAATCCAAAAGAAAAAAGAAAAATACGCTTCTCCTTCAAATGGATTTGTCCCAATAAGTTTAAATTTAACAATAGATGGCTTATCAGGAATCAAAATATATAATGCTTTAAATGTTGTTACTCGTGTACTTCCTTCAAATTACCCGAATGCGTTAAAATTTATTGTTAAAGGTGTTAACCATAAAATAAGTGATAATGATTGGGAAACAACAATTGAAACTGTAGTTATATCTCAAAATGAAGATAATAAAAAAGAAATCTTATCTTACCAAGAAATATATGATATTGTAAAAAACATTATAGGAAATGGTACAAGAGAATCAGCAGCTCAAAATAATAATTCTCAAAATAACAGTGCTCCCCAAAATAATAATATACCTCGAAATAACTTAAAAAGCAAAAACCCTTCAGGATATGGAGATACAGTAGGTGCTTGTGGTACTCCTGAAAAATATAATATATCTAACATAAAATATAATGATAAAGTAAATCCTATTCAAGCTAAAAAATTATTAGATAGAATACTTAATAAAGTAGTTAAAGACATTGAAGGTGGATCCCATTCTATATGTGCTGCATATGTAAAACGCATAGCTAAAAAATATTTTGAATATTATAACAAACCCGAAGTAAATATCTCAAACATCCCATCCTGGAAACAATCTAGTGTAGGAGTTGGAGGACTCCATGCTAAAAATAAAAGTACTCATGATTGGTTAGTAAATTCTTTTGGATACACTAGAATAATCTTAGGTAAAAATTTAACCCAACCAGAAGCTAAATCACTAATAAATTCAGTGAAATACAATATAGGAGATATCATTTCATATTGGGATCATAGTGATGATACCCAAGGAAAACAAAAATACGGACATATTCAAATGTATGTAGGAGGAGAAGGAAAACAATGGGTATCTGATTTTAGACATAATTCATTTGTTTATTCATCAAAAACAGGGTGTTGGGATGTTATTTATTTACAAGCACCTAATAAAAAAGAACCTAAAATTGTATCTTAATGTATTTCCCAAAGTCCCAAATAAAAACTAATTTATATACTAATGGTGGAAAATATATCCTTTCAACCACACAAGAAGACTATAAAGGATATTATTATGAAACATCCAATGGAACAAGATATACAGGAAAAACTCCCCAAGATGGTCCTAATATACTTCTCATTCTTCCTACAAATGTTACAAATCCAACATTACCTCAATATTCTGACCCTATAATATATGCTTTAGAAGGAGATAAGAATGAAAACTCAAATCTTACCACTTTAGATAATAATGTTTATTTTGATCTAAAAAAACCAAAATTAACTTTTAGATCCCTTCCAACACTTTGGTATATAAAAGGAGATAAAGAAAAAACATATAAAGCAAATAAAGGATTGATTTCCCTGATTGAACAACAAAAAAGTTGGTATGGATTTACACAATGGTTTAAAGATAAATTTTTAAAATATTATTTGGAGTCCTAAAATATCTTTTGTATCTTTAAAGCATGTATTGGCTAATAGAAGATCAACAAAAAATAGAAACCCTTTGCCGTATCAAACACCCAGTAGCTTATGTTGAAGTAATCCCAACTTCTCATAACTTACATCCTGTTGAAAACGATATATGTGCCGTATATATTCGACCAAAAGATGATTCAAAAGGTTATATTATACCAATAAACCACAGTGAAACAATAAACTCAACAATAGAGGATTGTTTAAAAGTATTAAACAGTATAGAAAATATTTATGTAAGGGATAAAAAGGAATTTTTACATTATTTTTGCCTTAAGCATTGTTACCAACCCTCACCCTCCCCAAATACGTATATACCTCAATTAACAACAGCTCACACTCATATTTACAACAAATATCCAAACTCAACTAATTTAAACACAATTGTTCCAATTGTAAAACATTATGAGGTATGTGAGCAAAATTTTGCTAATTTTAATAGTATAAGAATAAATCCATTTTACAACAAAGCAGCACTTGTGTTTAATCAATTAGAACGAGCGGGTATAAAAGTAGATCAAACCAAATTTGAACAGTACTATGATAGGGAAGTAAACGAGTTTATATACACGCAATATAACCTAAACACATTAACAACAAGACCATCTAATACATTTAACAACCTAAATTTTTCAGCTTTAAACAAAGATAATGGAGAAAGAGAGTGCTTTATACCACGCAACGATGTTTTTATTGAAATGGATATTTCTGCTTATCACCCTACCCTTCTTGCTAATTTACTACAGTATGATTTCGGTGATAACGATATTCATATGGCTTTTGCTCAAATGTATGGAGTGGACTATGCCAAAGCAAAAGAAATAACATTCAAACAATTGTATGGGGGTATTTGGAAAGAATATAGAGATTTAGAGTTTTTTAAAAAAGTACAGGCATATGTAGATGATTTATGGGACACTTTCAATTATGGAGGATACATTGAGTGTCCTATTTCAAATCATAAATTTATAAAAAGTGAAATAGAGGAAATGAATCCACAAAAACTTTTAAATTACGTACTACAAAACTTGGAGACCGCAAATAATGTTCTTATATTGTGGGATATTTTTAAAATTTTACGAGGGAAAAATACTAAACTCGTGTTATATGTTTACGATTCATTTTTATTTGATGTAGATGAAAATGAAACAGAAGTAATAGAGCAAATTTTAGAAACATTTAAAACTAAACAATTACAAGTTAAAATTAAAACAGGAAATAACTACAACAATTTAAAATAAGTTATGCACACCACTCTCGAAACACCTTCATATATGTATAATCAGTATGACTTTGATGAAGTCTTAGATTTTACATTGATGAACAACAGACTATTTTGCACTTTTACAGCTTTAGATGATCTTGAACTACTAGTTCATGAACTATCTACTAGATATTCTATAATGTATAACAAAATGTTTGTTTTACATGTTAAAAGTAACAATGAATATGTTGTAACATATAATGTAAATCAAGGTAACATAAATAATATTCCTGATAATACAATTCTTGTACATAGAAAAAAAGAATCAAACACTTTATACACTATAAACGCATTAAACGAATTAATTAAAAGATTAAATAGTGGAGTAGTTGATACAAAATACCCAATAAATTGGCAACATTATAAAAATTGTATATTGTTAACTCAACATAATGAGATTAAGCAATTGAATACAAAGATTTTTAAAATAGTTGAACTATAGTTTGGCTATTTAAATAAAGGTTATTATATTAAACGTTGTAAAATTATAAATTAAGTTATATGAATCTAGATGCAATCAAGAAAAAACTTGAATCAATGCAAAAAACCTCAACAGGAGGTTCAAACAATTCAAGCAATGTAAAGCGATTTAAGCCAAGCATTGGAAAACAAACGGTTAGAGTTGTTCCGTTTAAATACAACAAAGAATTTCCATTCACGGAAATGAAATTTTACTACGGTATCGGAAGTAAAAAAGTAATTGCCTCTCCTTTAAACTGGGGTGAAAAAGATCCAATTGCAGAATTTGCAAAACAATTGCGTGGTACAAACGATAAGGAAAATTGGCGTTTAGCTAAAAAATTAGATCCTAAAACTCGTATCTATGCTCCTGTAATTGTACGTGGTGAAGAATCTGAAGGTGTTCAATTGTGGGAATTTGGTAAAGAAATTTACGAGGCATTTTTACAAATGGCAGCTGACGAGGAAGTAGGAGACTTTTCAGACATCATGTCAGGTAGAGATATTAAATTAACTACAGTAGGACCAGAGGCTACAGGTACAAAGTATAATAAAACTACTATTGCACCTTCAATGAAAACCTCTCCATTATCAAGTGATTCTAAATTGGTTGAAAAATTGTTAGAGGAACAAGAAAATCCACTTGATCTATACAAACCACTTCCATTTGATACT